GTTCTAGGGCCCACAGGAAGTTTCTCGTGTGCTCCTTTCTTCCTGCTGGTCTCGCTCACAACGGGCCCTAGAATCTAGCCCCCAATTGGCCCCAAACGCCCTCTATCTAAGGAGCAACTATGGGTAAAAGGGCCGCAACACCCTCTAAACCCGCTCGAACTGTGGAACAACGAGAGGCGCAGATGATCAATCTCGCGCTTGAGCTCGCTGAGAAGCAGCTTCGGGAGGGTACAGCACCGGCAACCACGGTGAATCACTACCTCAAGCTCGCCTCCACAAGAGAACAGCTGGAGGTAGAGAAGCTGAGGAACGAAACAGCCCTCCTCGAGGCGAAGAAGACGGCGCTCGTCAGCGCTGAGCAAGCCGAGAAGATTGCCAAAGAAGCCATCGAAGCCTTCCGTACATACTCTGGAGCGGGAGATGTTACGAACGTATACTGAACTGGCGCGCCTCGAGACCTTTGAGGAGCGGTTTGACTACCTGGCTCTCACCGGGCAAGTCGGTACAGCCACGTTTGGCTTCGATCGTTACCTGAACCAACGATTCTACACATCAACGGAGTGGAAGAAGGTCAGGAACTTTGTTCTGGCTCGAGATGAAGCCTGTGACCTCGGGATCGAGGGACTTGACATCAGATACATGCCGCTAATCCACCACATGAATCCGATTCAGCCCAGAGATCTCGAGGAATTCAATCCAGACATCCTCGAGCCAGAGTTTCTCATCACCACAACCAAGAATACCCACAACGCGATACACTTCGGAGACCGATCGAGGTTGACACCACGAGTTGTTGAGCGTCGACCGAATGATCAAGCTCCCTGGAGGATCTAATGGGAACGATTCTTGAAGATACTAAGAAGGCAATCGGCATCATGCCGGGATATGATGCTTTCGACGACCAGATCCTCATGCATATTAACACTGTACGAATGGATCTCGCACAATTGGGGCCAAAATGCAATACCCCGATTGAGAAAGATACTGCTTGGACTGTCTTCGACCAGATCGATGACGAAGCGGCTATCAAGTCTTACATCGCCATGAAGGTTAAGCTGTTCTTCGACCCACCGGGGAACTCCTTCTTGGTATCGGCATACCAGAAGCTGATCGAGGAGGCAGCATGGCGACTGATTTATCAAACCGAGGGGAAGCAGAGGTAGAAGACCTCGTCCACCACGGAGTAAAGGGCCAGAAATGGGGCGTCATCCGCAAGAAGGCGTCTGCTGGTCGTGCAGCAACAGTCAAGGCCCTCCAGAAGAGTGGGCGATTCACCACCAACTCCACCAAGACAACCATCAAGACTGCTCGAACTGGGGCAGCTAAGGTTCAGAAGGCTAAGCAGGCTCACGATGCCCGAATTGCCGGAAAGAAGCAGGCAAAGGCCGACGCAAAGGCCCGAAAGAAGTTCGCAAACCGCGGATACAAGAAGATCAGCGACTCCGAGCTTCAATCTCGAATTAAGCGGCTGGAGCAAGAGAAACGCTATCGGGAGCTCAAGGCCGATCGCCACCTGGTTCGAGGTCGTGAAGTCACTCGATCGATCCTCGAGAACTCTCTAACCAAGGCTGGGACGTACGCCGCAACCAAGGCTATGAAGACGGCTTTCGATAAGTCGTTCGATCCCGGTAAGACTGGAAAGTCAGCCGGAGAGACGCTCAAGAAAGCGGCAGAAAAGGCTAAGGAAGCAGCAGAGGCTGCGTCAGTTGTCGCCGAAGAGGCGCATAAGACATATAGCTCTACTGGTGGCCTCGATCGTAAGAAGCTACCTAAGGCGTCTACGCCCAAGCAGATCGAGAAGCCGAAGTCGTATAAGCAGACCAAGCCTTCTCCCAAGAAGAAGCGCTACCCGCGCAACCCTGGGAGCACAGCTAAGTAATGCTCTCGAACACCGCAGTACCAAAATACTACGGGCAGTTTCGAGATGCAGTCGTCCGAGGAGAGATTCCGGTATGCGAAGAGATCTCATGCGAGATGAATCGCATCGATGCTCTTATCGCAAACCCAGAATACTACTACGACGACAAGGCTGTAGAGGGCTTCATCGCTTACTGCGAGAACGAGCTCACGCTGTCCGACGGAGCCGACCTTCATTTGCTAGACAGCTTCAAGCTCTGGGCCGAACAGCTCCTTGGCTGGTACTACTTCGAGGATCGCCAGGTCTTCGTCCCCTATGAGGACGGAGTTGGCGGTCGATACGAGACCAAAACAGTAAAGAAGCGCCTTACAATCAAGCAGTATCTGATCGTTGCTCGTGGAGCGGCGAAGTCGATGTATATGTCACTCATCCAGAACTACTTCATGGTGATTGACACTACAACGACGCATCAGATCGCTACGGCTCCGACCATGAAGCAGGCTGAAGAGGTGATGGGTCCTTTCCGGACCGCTATCACCCGAGCCAGAGGTCCGCTGTACAAGTTCCTGACCGAGGGATCCATTCAAAATACAACTGGTGCGAGGGCTAACCGCCAGAAGCTGGTTGCTACGAAGAAGGGTGTGGAGAACTTCCTCACCGGATCCCTCCTCGAGGTTCGACCCATGTCTATCGACAAGCTGCAGGGTCTTCGACCCAAGGTTTGTACAGTAGATGAGTGGCTTTCCGGCGACATCCGCGAGGACGTGGTCGGTGCACTTGAACAGGGTGCCTCGAAGATCGATGATCCAGTAATCCTGGCCGTCTCGTCCGAAGGAACCATCCGCAATGCGGTGGGCGACACCATGAAGATGGAGTTGCTCAAAATCCTGAAGGGTGAATACATCGCCCCTCACATCTCAATCTTCTACTACCGCCTTGACGACATCAAGGAAGTAGCAGATCCTGCTATGTGGGTGAAAGCCCAGCCGAACATCGGCATCACTGTCTCTTATGATCGGTACCAGCAGGACGTCGAGCGAATGGAACAAGCCCCGGCCGCTCGAAACGACATCCTCGCAAAGAGGTTCGGGATCCCCATGGAGGGATACACGTACTTCTTCACTTACGAGGAGACGATCCCGCACAGGAAGAACACTTTCTGGAACATGCAGTGCGCTATGGGCGCAGACTTGTCCCAAGGTGATGACTTCTGTGCGTTCACCTTCCTATTCCCGCTCAGGAATCAGGCTTTCGGCGTAAAGACACTGGCATACATCTCTGAGCTGACGCTCATGAAGTTGCCTGGTGCTTTGCGTCAGAAGTATGACGAGTTCATCCAAGAAGGAAGCCTCCGAGTCATGGAGGGCACCGTCCTGGACATGATGGAAGTCTATGAAGATCTAGACCAGTACATCGACGAACAGAAGTATGACGTCTCGGCATTTGGGTTCGACCCGTATAATGCCAAGGAGTTCGTAACAAGGTGGGAGCAGGAGAACGGCCCGTATGGTATTGAGAAGGTCATTCAGGGAGCCAGGACAGAATCGGTCCCCCTCGGGGAACTGAAGAAGCTGGCCTCTGAGCGACTCCTCATCTTCGACCAGGAACTCATGTCTTTTACCATGGGTAACTGTGTCACGCTCGAGGATACCAACGGAAACCGAAAGCTGCTGAAGAAACGCTCGGAAGAGAAGATCGACTCAGTGGCTGCTCTGATGGATGCCTTCGTGGCATACAAGATCAACAAGGAGGCATTCGAATGAGCGAGGAGGTGAAATGGGTCTTAGTGATCGATTGAGCCACGCCTGGAATGCGTTTACCCGATCGCCGGACAAGAAGAACTTCACTCCCGAATATGGAGCGTCATTCTTCGGTAATCCGAGCGTGAACTACCGCCCCGTCGTCGGGGATCAGACGATCGTCACCAGCATCTATAACCAGATTGCTATTGATGTGGCAAATGTTCCAATCCGACATGTTCGGACAGACGACAACGGTAACCTCAAGAGTTATATCAACAGCGATCTTGATGATTGTATGTCGCTCAGCGCCAATATCGACCAGACAGGACGTGGGTTCTTCCAGGATCTTGTCCTCACTCTGTTCGAGGAGGGCGCAGTCGCGATTGTTCCTGTGGATACGAATGTCGACCCTGATATGACTCAGGGATACGATGTTCGTTCGATGCGAGTCGGTAGTATCCTGAATTGGTATCCCCGACACGTGCGGGTCGAAGTATACAATGATCACACTGGACAGCGGGAACAGCTGACTCTTGAGAAAGAGTTCGTAGCAATCGTCAATAATCCGCTTTACAGCGTGATGAATGCTCCGAGCTCTACGCTGCAGCGACTAACTCAGAAGCTGCATCTGCTCGATGCGATTGATCGACAGTCTGGATCCGGTAAGCTGGACATTATCATTCAGCTTCCCTACGTGGTCAAGACTGAGCTCAAGAAGCAGCAGGCAGAAGCCAGACGAAAGGCGATTGAGGAACAGCTCGCCGGTTCACAGTATGGTATCGCTTACACCGATGGTGCAGAGCGAATAACTCAGCTGAACCGACCGTCCGAGAACAACCTCATGAGTCAGATCCAGTGGCTCACTACGCAGCTGTACAACCAGCTCGGAATGACCGAGGATGTCTTCACCGGCAAGGCCGATGCTCGACAGATGCTGAACTACCAGAACCGAACGGTTCGTCCAGTTCTGAAGGCGATCACGGATGCCATCACCAGGACTTTCCTCACCAAGACTGCCCGAACGCAGAAGCAGCGGGTAATGGCGATCGAGGATCCGTTCCTCAACGTCCCGCTCGAGGAGATGTCCAAGCTAGTCGACTCCGTCAAGCGTAATGAGATCGGTACCGCCAATGAGCTTCGCCCGAAGTTCGGCTGGGCCCAGTCTGATGATGAGACGGCAAACCAGTTGGTGAACTCCAACATCAATCCGATGGGTGAGGAGATGCCACCCGGCGAAGAGCCGGTTGACGAAACCCCAGCCGCGGATGTACCAATTTCCGAACTGATGGAGAGTAGTCAAAATGGCAGTTAAGTGCGATTTCTCTGGCTACGCCACGAAGAACGATGTTCGGTGCTCGGATAACAAGGTAATCCGG